CATCATATTGAGCCTGTGTTTTGTATCCAGTATCGACCCACTCTTGCCACTTCTTGTCCTTGATCTCGAACCGCCTCAGATAGTCGTCAAGCGTGGCCTGAACCTCCTTAGAAGCCTGCTTGTATTCCTTTGCTATCCGTTTCTCCAGTTCCTTGATTATCGCCTCGGTCGCGATGTACGCCGGATCCTCTATATTCATTCGGTTTACCTTCCAGTTCTATCAAGAATGCAATATTACAAGCGCAATGCCACAGGTGCGACAACCCGCTCTCCCTGTCTACACCCTTGGGATCATCCAGGTATGACAGCCAATGTCGGTATGCCGCATCCTTGTAGCGCTCCTTCTCGACATTCTGCCAACATTCAGCGTTTCCGTACTTCTCAAGGCCGTACTGCCTGATCACTGATATCGCCCTGATAATTCCACGCGGAACCAGTGTCGGCCTGATCTTACCCGCGTCACGCTTGATTGCCTGATCGTTCTGCATTCAGCTGATCCTCCTCATTATCATTGTCGGTTGATATCGTTCCCATTCTGTCTAACTCCTCCGCATCCTTGCGCTTAAGCACATCCTCAAACTGGTCTCCGTCTCCGAGGATGGTCAGTATCTTCTTGACCACATACTCCTCATCCAGATATGACGCAGCCTGCAATACTGTCGTGACTTCTTCGGACGCATTGACAAGCATAGAACGAGTAAAAGTCGGATCATCATCTATTCCGGCAACAGCAAGTATGCCTTTCACAAACTCGATCACCTGATACTCGTACTCGTCCGTTTTCTCGTTAAGCGGTTCGTAGGCGGCCTTGATCTGCGCTTGTACGGTTGACCCTGATACAATGCTCTGAGGGTCAAACGCCATTGCATCACGGTACAGATCCTCTTTGAGCAATGCAAGCAAAGTATCGCGGCTCTGGTATGGCGGCTCAATGGCCTGCGCTGTGACTGACTGCCCATCCTGCGGCGCGGCTGCATGGACCCGCCGGATCCGGTTGATAAACTCTGTCAGATCGAAATCATCCATTCCACCGGCTCCGCTTATCAGCCAATAGATTATACTGGCCTCATCAACCGTGTTACAGAATCCCGACTTGATAAGATCATAAGCATCTATCTGTTCCCTGAGTCCCACAAGCTCGCTCTGTTTGTCTTCATTGCCCCACAAGGGTACGATCGGGAATGTGGGATAATTCTGCCACTCAATGATTTGTGTTCCCTCGGCTTCGCTACTCTGAGTGACTACTTTGTATGGTTGCTTGTCTTTCAGGATGCGTCCTGTCGTGTTGGCTCTGCCGGTTGCGTCACGCTCTCCCCAAATGTATTCAGTGTAGCCGTCCAGTTCGTACAAGGTGGCTCTCATAGGCTTTGCATCTGATATCTGCCAGAAACGTATCCCTGCAGAAAGCGCTCCGGTGTCCTCATCAAGAAGGGGAACGAACTCTGTCAGTTTAAAAACCTCGATATGGTCAAGGTTGAAGAACCCAAACGAAACACCCTCGATCAGCGCCGCTCTGCCTGCTTTTTGCAGTTTCGCATCAAAATCACTGCCAAGCTTGTCGGCAGTATCGGAATTGTTCCATGTCGTACCATTGCCGAGAAGGAATTGATTCTCCTGAGTGATAAACCGTTTAAAAAATCCACTGCATAGCTTGTAATTCGCGCTGAACGTGTCCGGGATAGCTTTCCCGTCAAGCGAATAAAGGAGCTTCTGGAACTCCACGATGGTCGTGTTTCGTTTTCTTGCATAATCCTCAGCTATGACTGCATTCTTATACATATCAGAGGATTTGTGCTGAAATATCGCTGATTGAATAAAATTAAGCTTGTCCAGATCCCTGTCCGGCGGGATTCTGAGTAAGTCTTGATAGGTTACTTTTAAGTCGTTGTTGACCATGGTCTATTTTCTCCTTTGATGCTTTCGGCATTCACATGAGCAATACTTTTTTGTCGAATACTTGTTGGCAATAAATAATTTCCCGCAGTATTCACATTGTCTTTCAATATTATCGACTCCACTTTTTCGTCTATATGCTGATTTACAGTTATTGGAACAAAATTTATTGACTCCCTGCGGTTTTTTATGGAATTCTTTCCCACATTGTTGACATATATATTTTTTAGGCTGAAGATTCTTAGCTACTTCAATTCCATGCTTTTTATGCCATTCTCTGCCAACTTCACTCCTATGCCATTCTGATGCCTTCGGTCTGACATTGATCTCTAAATTTTTTCTTTTTTGCCTCAATCTTTCTTCTGATATGTTCGCGCCATGATATTCCAAATGCTCACTGGCTGTTAAAACAACTAAATTATCCGGCTCATTATTGGTTTTATCACTATTTTTGTGATGCACATGATAACTCTTTGGTATACTTCCAATATATGTTCGATAAACATATCTGTGTAGCCTCTCTCTTTGTCCTTGATATGTTGGTTTGCTTGCCAGATAATATCCCGTTTTCTTGTCTAAGCAGAATACAATGCCGTCACAATATGCTTTTTCTTTATTGTCAGAGTATTGAACCATATCATTTCCTCAAGTTCTTCGGGACTATTTGCATAGTCTTGATAAAATAACGCATGTTATCCATGTGATGATCTGCAACTTTTATCGGTCTGTCCTCTGATGATGATGCATCCCAAACATAACCCTCAACTTCTTCTTTCCACTCCTTAATTGACGGAGATATCTTAATTAATCCCAGACTCATAGCAGTCGCAGTTTCCCTGATGCCATCTATCACATCGTTATCCGCAGGAATGACTGTGTACCAGTTCTTTTTTCTTAGCAGAGTGATGAATGATGCCGCCGAAGGATCAATGATCGTCTTAAGCTTTCGCATCATGCCTGTCTGCTTCGATGATTCCACCCATGGCTCACAAATATCTCTGACAAGGTTATCGAGGTCTTCTCCATACTCATTGTCAGTCTTAGTAGCGCCCTTGTCTCTGCCGGAATAGTAATACCCTCTGGTGGCATACCATACTGACCCGTGCTTTTCCCAAAGAAGGGCCGCAAACGCGTTCATGGTTCCGTAATCAATACTCAAGCGGTAATCTGTCGCATGTGATCCCTCTGGCGGGTCTGCCAGTGCTTGCTGATACATGGGATATATGATGCCTTCAGCAAGGATCCATAGCCCTCTGATAAAGCGATCATAGAATACTCCGGTATACTCCTTTTTGATATTCTCTACGTACTCCGCAGGCAGGGTCGTGTTGTCATCGAGCAGAAACTTAAGAACGAGGATGTCAATCTCGTCTGCTCTGTCGATGTATTCCGTCTTAAGCCAATGCCCAGGTGCATCAGGGTTTGTTGTAGCGAACAGCTTCGCCCCTGCCTTACGCAAACGGGACAATAACATCATCCAGAAATCGTGTGGCAGCTTAGTAACCTCATCGCAGTATGCCCCTTGCAAAGTCAGTCCTCGGATTTTCGCCTCGGCCTGTGCATCGTTCGCGCCTTCCAAGAGTATGTGTCTACCAAACAACCATCCTTCCTTTGAGGAAAGCGAAAACTTGAAATTCCGCTCACCCACAAGGCTCTGCAAAAGCAGCAGGCAGTTTCGCTTAAGAGTCGTCAGTGACCGTGCCGCCATCAGATACAAGCTATCAGGATCGTTTGGCATGGTCTTAACCCAAAAAGCCCAGAGGACCAGAGATATCCATGTCTTACCGGACGAGACGGACCCTTCAAGGAGATTGATTCGCTTCAACTTGTTATTCTGCCAGAGCTGCATCAAGCTAAGTTGTTTCGGAGTGTAAATATCGTTCATTTCTCCAGCGGCTCCTCATCTTTCCCTTGGCTCCGTAATCCGTCTATCAGATCTGCAAGCATCCCTTGACCGCCTGTCTCAACTGTCACATTGTCTTTCTGATCAAGATATTGTTTGCCAAGCCATATTGCCATGGCTGCCGACTTTTTTGATAGCTCAAGCTGATTTTTTCGGAGTTGAATTTTCAAGGCCAATGCGCCATTTTGCTTTGAATATTCTTGATAATTCATCCCGAACTCCCTCTTACACCATCGTGAAAGAGTATCTACATTTGCAGGCTTTCCGTCATCGTCACGGAACACCCAGCATATTTCGGCCTGCTTGCATCCAATCCCAACAAGATCAACAAATAGTTTTTTATTGAATTCAGTTTTTGGTCTTCCAACTTTAGCCATTCAATAACACCACCTTAACCAAGCGATTCAACAATCGCCTTTTCTCTTTCCGACAAATTAAACGTTTGAGCAGCTGCTTTTTCTTGAGCTGCTTTTTCTTGAGCTGCTTTTTCTTGAGCTGCTTTTTCTTGAGCTGCTTTTTCTTGAGCTGCTTTTTCTTGAGCTGCTTTTCTCGACAACAAATATCCTGATCCGAATATGCCTTTATCTATCGCTTTCTGTTCATCCAAAGCTCTAATATGTGCTGTTTCTGATTTTGAGGCTCTAAAATCAAAGCCATATTTTGACAAAAACGATAATTGCGCTGATGTCACAACTTCATCCGGATATTTATATTTTGGCAATTCAGCAACAGTCTGACGTCTCACTTCTTCAACAGCTTTCTGTACTGCGTTATAAAGTGTTGGCGCTGTTCTGATTCTATCTTCCTCCAGATTTGTCAAGAATGATGTTGATACGTTAGCATTATTTTCATAGACAATACCTACGCCAACAGCAATCGCACACGAAGAAGAAGAAGAAGAAAATAACGTAAGAGCTGGGGCAAATAGAAAGAATTTTATCTTACGTTCGTCATAAAAATTTAAAATTTCAGCTAATATGCTGAAGGGCGGATTGTCCACAACGATGGCATTATCTTTATACTTAAAAGCCTGATAGTCACCGCCCGGATAAAAAGGTCGGACAAAATCTTCTTGTTTCACTCCATATTCTTCAACAACCCATTCCACAACGGCATCGTAAACCAAATCTGGCGTATAACAATCATCTGTAGTTTTTTTTGGATCAAACTTATCTAAAAATTCGTTATATTCCTCATTCCCTTCTTCTCGGGCCGCTCCATCTTTTTCCTCACGGTCAAAAAAATCAGCTCCAGAATCAAAATCAAAACCGAAATCACTCATATCAATATCAAAAATTTCCGCAAGTTCATCGTCAAGGAAATCGAGATCCCACTCTGATTCGTTGGTTTTGTTGTCAGCTAAACGAAGTGCCTTGATTTCTTCTTCGGATAATTCTGACAAGACCACGCAAGGAACCGTATCAAGCCGTAATTTCTTTGCAGCAAGGAGTCGTCCGTGTCCGATCACGACAACATTATCCTGATCAACAACTATCGGCTGCTGAAATCCGAAGGTCTTGATACTGTTTGCAATATGTTCCACCTGATCCTCTGGATGCTTCTTAGCGTTCTTGCTATAAGGGATTAAGTCACTTGTTTTGAGATATTTTATGTCCATGTTCGCCCCAAAAAACAAATAAAAAATGCAAGAAAGTAAACCATTCGATTGGTTAGCTATTCCAATCTTATGATCCTTCCTTGCATGCAAAGTTAAATTTTCTTATACAGAGATTATTATATCATATTTCTTTAGATTATTCAAGTATTGAGAAAAAGGCGGCTATTTCCAGTGCTTATTCCGATTCTTCTTTTACGATCACCTTTCTGGGTTTGTTCCGGTACTCCTCCGCAACAGCATTCGTGATCTTGTGAGTCAGTGCCTGCTCTACGGTCCATCGCCCTGTCCGGCAGCTCCGATCCACATACTCCCGAAAATCCTGGTTGTCATTATAAAACTGTTTAAGTTCTGCATTTGTCATATATTATTCTCCTTTTTGATTTTCTCAATCTCCCACGTCTTTGGCAGGTAGCCACTCCGCGTATTCCTTTAAAGCCTGTATGTTCTCAGGCTTTGTGCTCTCGATCGGACAAGCGTACCATTTATCAGCATGAGGACAAGTACAGCCATAATCCTCATCATTGAAACCGCATGTGCGGCATTCTTTATCGACCATTTATCCCTCACTTTCTGCCTTATCTACCCACAAACAATCAATATCCTTTTCTGCATCTTCTTTACTGATTCGTACTATTTTGCGTTTATGGTTTTTGCTGTTGCAGAAGTGTGTCCTATCTATATAGGTGTAATATTTACACTGTTCACAGGTCATTCCTTGCCCTCCGTTTCTGCTGTGTGTGTTTCACAAAAATGTCTATCAAACCAATTAACATACGGATGACATCCGCAAGTTGCACATTTCTTTGATTGACAAACATTATTCTCTGCACAATAGTAATTACATTCTTTACAAGCATTTCGCTTAAACCATTGAATTAACTTATTTATCATATTTCCTCACTTTCTTGCACCTCAATATCTATGCACTGTCCACTTTTTGATACTTGATAAAGGTATATGATACTCTCCCTCATTAACTCCAAACCGGATGTAATACATAAGACTTGTTTTTCCCTCAGTATAATCATCACAGTAAATTTTCTCAGTATCACCATTGATATACTCAATTATTATTTCTGCTCTCATTTATCCTCACTTTCCTGTGGCTCAAACAGAAAACAGTACCCGTCCTCTTTCGTCTTACACCCAGCACCCCACCTTGAACAGATTTCGTGTGCTACTATCAGTGGTATTCCATCCACCTTTGCTACGCTATCATATTCAAAGTATTTGCAACCCTTGCAATGCCCCGTCCTTATCTCTTGCGGTTTGACGGATGGTAACTTATGTATGCTGTCAAGTAATGGTATTGTCTCACGAGTCGGAAGTGCAATAAGTACGCTCATACTACCTGCCCATCTTACAATGGCTTCATGTACCGCCTGCCTGCTTATCGCATCCTCGCAAGGTTCTCGCTCTAAAGCTTTGATTGCAATATCAAGGGCTTCTTTGCACTCCGGCATTTTTTCTACCCCCATTTTTATTATTGGTAACCATGTATTTATAGCTTCTTCCTTTGTCATTTCTTACCCTCGCTTTTTGCCGTATATGGTTCAGGTAACAACATCCATGCTACAACCTTGTTATGCCAATCATTCTTATGATTAACTGATATGTAAGTTTCTCCTGTTGGATAACGCCAATTGCTACCATCAAAATATAATACGTCTTGTGTTTCGTTTTCAAAACAAACTAACACGCTGTCGCTTTCCCCATATTCAGTTTTCGGTAACCTCTCACTAACCGGAATCCATCTTGTCTGCTCCCTTAACTGCTTTAACTCTTTCAGCCACTCAGCAAGTTGCCTGTGATCCTCGGCGTGTCTTTTATAATCCGACACTTGGAGCGCGGGATGTATAGCTTTGTCCATTCTCTCATATACATCCACACAATACTCCGCATTGGAGATAATTTCATCGATCTCTATCATTATATCCTCTCCTTTCGCTACTCCTTTCCGTTTGTGCAGTTCCGATAAGGGAAGAATAACCCACCTTCATTACGTTGTCTCGTCCACGGCTATGAGACCAACCTTTCTCGGCATTGTCATTCTCTGTGAGGTGTCCTGCTCTCTCTCACATCATCCGGGAGCGACCCGGCAGCTGTTGCGGGTAGAGATTTGCACTCTACATGATGGTCATTCATCAAGAGTCTTGATACGCTCAAGCAGCATACTCCCACGTCTACCTATTCCGCCACCGCAACCACAGCGCATATCACTCATCCCTATACCTCCTTAATCTCTGCTATTCGTTTTGCTATTTCATATACTACATTCACCGTAACTCCGTTTCCAGCTTGTTTGTATAGCTGACTGTCGCTGTTAACAAACTCGGCCCGGTCAAAGTATTCATCGTCCCATCCCTGCAGTTTAAAACATTCTCTCGGCGTAAGCTTACGGATGGCTATATAGCATGCATATTTCTCGTACCAAACCGCATACACAACGGATCCATCTTCCAACTCGACATACATTCCTAGGTGATCTTTTGAAGACTCTATATCAAGCCCCAAAGCAACCCCGTGCCGATCCCGCGCGGTCAAAGTAAAAGCTTCGTCCCCATTTTCTTTAAACCGCCGTCCGTTCTGAGATTTTAATGTAATCTCAGGCGTTGAGACTGGGATTGCTATTTTATACGGCTCCTTAAAATCTGTGCTCCTTAAGGTCGGGCTTATGCCATGTGCACCTATAACCCTTTCACGGTCTTCTCCATACCCTTCTACTTGTCTGGTATGTCCGACAACTTCGATGGGGATAGCAACCGCCGTACCTGTTTGCTTATGTTTGCTCACGCCTCTATCCTCCCTTGCTGTGATGGTATTTGCGATGCATCTTTTGACGATTCCTCCGATGCTTTTATCAATACCAAAACGGCCGTCATTTCCTGATTGCTTATTCCTTTGTAATCCCTCGCCATTAATGTATGAGCCTCTGTTGCGTCCCCTTTTATTCCAGTGCGACTGATACTGATAGGTATTGCTACATGATGTCCTCTCCCCCCCCTGCGGCCGTATCAAGGGCTTCTGTAATACCATCAGGAGAAAACACCTGGCTGTTTCTCCGATATCCATCCCGATGTCCTATCAGTTTGACTGGAACACAATTATCTCCGTCTGTTCCTTTGAGAGGAAATATTTTTGCAGGACCGCAGGTTCTAAGATGTCCGATAGTATACACTCGTTCCCTGTTCTGGGGTACTCCGTGATATTTGCTGTTAAAAACGAACCATTCTGTATCGTACCCCAGTTCGTCCATTTCCATGAGTATCTCAAGATAATCTCGTCCGGCGTTGCTCGATAACATTCCCTTAACGTTTTCATAGATAAGCCATTCGGGTTGATCTTGCCCCCCCTCTTGGATGATTTCACGGAGGATTCTAAATATTTCTTTAATGAGGGAGGATCGATCTCCGTCAAGACCTGCTCTTTTTCCGGCCACTGAGAAGTCTTGGCACGGCGCTCCGAAACACCAACAATCTGCTTTGGGCAGGCTTCTGGCATCCACATTTCTAATGTCATTTGAGTACCATTCTCCATTAAGGTATTCATCTTTCAATATCTCCTTTTGTCTTTTTTTAAAGTCAAGCGTTGCCAGATGCGCCCTTTGCTCTTCTGTGATGAGGTGCATTGAAATATAGCTTGCTGCGGCAAATTTATCGAATTCGCAAAAGCCGATACATTTATGCCCCGCCATCTCCATGCCCTTGCGGAATCCTCCTATTCCGGCGAAAAAATCAATGAATTCCATTTCCCTTCCTTTCGTCTTGCATTATCTAAGATCATCCCCCTTATCAGTCTCTAACTGCTTGACCCTCATTGCAAGCACCCCGATCCTGATAGCTGCCGCTCTTGTCAGGTCAGCGATTACACCGGAGCGGGCCTTGCTGTAATCGTACAGAGTGCGCTCAAGATTTGCGTCAGACATATCTTGAAAATTAACCTGTGACATTGTTTTCATTTTACACATTTACACCTCCTTTCCCCAGATATCCATCTGTCCCTTTACGTTGTGTTTGTATTCCTCGATCCACCAATCAAATACCTCTTTCCCTGTTTGCCATTTCACGGCAAGGCCTTTCTCTTTTCTGGTCTCGATCAT